GAGGATTGGTAAGTGCTACGATTGCTCCCAGTATTCCGATGCCAATCCAAAGTTTCCGTTCCAGTAATGATAATCGTTGAGTAACGCTGTCATGATCGAAGTCCATTTTATCACGCAGTTTGTCGATTTTGTCAAACAATACTGAGTCGATGTCTTCTTGCTTCGTAATTCTTTCCTCATGGACGGCTAACATGCGCGACACATTGTTATTTACCTCCGCCAATTTTTCAATAGCAGAGTCTAACCTAGAGACTAATGTCTCAAAGTTTGCCAGTCTTTCCTCTAAAACTTGGACTCTAATTTGCTCCGCCATTGTTAGGTTTCCACATTTTTCTTACACCTTTCATATAGATGTATTTCTTTCTCTTCTTCATTCTGACTGGAGGATCGTCACCTGCCTCTACAGTTCCAGCAATCTTACCGCCACCAACATTGTTGGTAGGAGCAGCAGCCATATCCTCTCGGATATACTCAATGATTCTATCAAGGATTGTTTTTTTCATCGTAGGCTGCATACAGTTTGTTTAGACAGTAGTCATCCACTGGAATATCATGAATATAAGTATGAGGATACTCAGGAATCTTGTCTAAGAAAACTATGAAAGTCTTCATACATCCCCACAGTTCTTCTTCAATTTTAAAGAATAACATGGGAGTTGTCGCTTCACCAAAAATATTATACAAGATGATGAAATGATTCAGGAGCAGGTGAGTTTTTAACTCACCCGTATTCCTGTAACGTTTTAACAGTCTCTTGATATACTTAAAATGATTTAAGTCTTTCTCAAAATCTTCTTTGGTTACTGCCTGAGGATTTTCATAATTTTTAATTGCGAAGAGGAGGAAGTTATCCCCATTCAATTCATTAAATAGCATCCCTCATCATACCATGCTAGTAGGAGGATAGACAGTGCTGGTTGTGACACCAGACATTGCAACCAGAACTTCTTTCTTGACTCTTAAGGTTCCGTCGTCTTGAGTATAGGTGGTAACACCAACCCAACCGACACCTGCTTCAAACTGAGTTCCTTGAGCAGCACCAGCAGACGCTGCAGAAAGTCCGATTACCTGATTCTCCTTACTCTTAACATCTTCGCCGCCAACAACAAAGATTTCTTCACCAGCTGCGATACCTCTTCTGATGTGGACAGCAGCCAAACCATTAACCTGAGCGGAGAGTCCAACGCTGAACTCAAGACGCCTTACTCCAGGTGAAGGAGTGGTGATGGTTCCGATAGCGATGTTATTAGTAATGACTTCAGGATCTGTAGAAGTCATGGTAACGAAGTTGTCACCAACTTTAATCTCATCGAGTCCGTGAATATCACCTTCAAATGGACGCTCAACAACATCAACACTCAGTGCGCCAGCAGTGAATGTTTCACCTCTCTTAGCATGATAGTGATGATCGAGTGCTCTTACACCATTGGTAAGAATAATAGATGTGCTACTGGTTCCAGCAACGGAAGAGTGCATTCTCATGTCTTGGAAGACGTTTCTTCCATAGACAACCTGATCTAGTGCAGTAACTGCATCAGAAACTGCGGTAGGATCGGCGTCAACCAAAATAATAGTATCGCCAATTGCAACTCTTGAGGTTACGGAAGAAGAATACTTCTTAGTTCTCTCAAATACACCACCACTAGATTGATTCAGAGTAGGATCTGTTGCGACATACTTAGGAGATTCAGTTACCTGATAAGAAACCTCATGAATCTCACCGCCACTCAAACCAGCGACAGATTGAATATGTGCAAGTTGAGTGCCACCTACACTGACAATAACAGCCTCACCAAAGTAACCAGTTGCGCCACCGAAAACATTACCAAATCTGATAACGTCACCAGTTCCACCAGCACCAACTGTTCCGAAGGAAGTACCACTACCAATTACAGTTCTATTTGCATAGTTAACGGAGACGCTTCCTCCCGAAAACTTGTTGTCATTATTTCCCCAGAGTGCCATGTCTGTCTCTCTATGAATTTATTTGCTATAAGATATTTATAAAAATAGGATACCTTAAGAAGGTATCCTGAGAATCATTCTTCTCTTGTTTTGATTGCCTTAGTAACTACTTCAAGCAGTTGATCGTCCATGTCAGTTTTAGTCAACTTAACTGCCTTAGCAAGAATAACAAGACAGATCTCAATAAGTTTCTCACCCAATTCTTCATTTTCTGGAATCTTTGATACGGCATCAGAAATTACCTTTGATGCTAATGGAAGTAAAAATGAAAGCATGATGAACCTCAGTATGTTTATACTCTATATATCTACTTTTGTCTAATTTGCGTTTCCAGCATAAAATCTGTAAACTTTTTTTTACTAGATTCGTCCATTCTATTAACAAACTCTTTTGATGCAGCAACCATGGCATCAATTGAAGGTCCGTCTCCCATATTATTTGAAAGGGAGACTTTCATTACAGGGTAAATGTTTGAAAATCTATATCTATTCTCACCAGTTTCAGCTGCAGTTTGATAATCCTGAGACAATAAATCATCAGCACCCTTGTACAGTTTCTTATCGAAACCTGCAAAAGGTCCAGAGGCAGCTGCCGCATTAGTATATGCCCCGTTACCTCCTCTCATTACTCTTTATTGGAGACGTATCTACCAAGAGTTTTATCATAACGTTTTACTTCACCAGGACGGAGACGATTTTTTGATTCCTTTGCTTTGTCATAGAACTTGCCAAACTTCATTCTAGCATCTTGCTTGGCAAACCTTTTCTTATCAGCATCATCTCTCCTAATGCGTTCAGCATTATCAGCACTAGTGTAACCTTCAGAAACTTTCTTCTTTCTACCTTGACAATGTGCTTTCTGAGAGAATCCTTTAGGGTTATTGCAGTCAATTGACTTCTTATATTTGTCACTCCAACCCTCATTCATCTTCTTAGTCTTCTTTTTCATCGAGTTGATGAACTTTCTATAGACTGCTGCTTCCGAAGTCTTGCCCATTTCTCTTGCTCTTTGTTCCATAGCAACTGCTGCCTGGATTTTGTGAGCATGAGATCTTGATGAATTGCGAATCTTAGATACAGATGCTTTAGCAGTCGCAACATCTTTGAACCCAAGTCCATGGATTGTTCCTTTTGGATTTTCGTCAGTGTAAAGATCAGAATGCTTCTTAGAATTAGCAGGTTGTCCCTTCTTTCTAGGAATACGAGGATTGGATTCCTCACTCATCTCTTTTCTTTTCTTTCTCCCTCTTCTGACAGCGGCTAACAGTCTGTCTGTTTTGTCTTTTCTTTTTAGATACTCTTCATCATCATAATCTGCACGCAATTTCTTGCTTGCTGAACTGCCCATACCACCAGGCATTCCATAGTATTCTGGAAGAGGACCTCTCTCTGCAGTTAACTTAGCAGCGATTGCCATCTCCCTTCTTTTCTTCTTAGACTTACCTTTAAATTGGGGTGCCTTGGACTTATAAAAGTCCTTGATGACATCCCCCATATCGTCTTTCTTCAGATTTAAAGGCATCAGTCAGACTCGCCAGCTCTTGCCTTATAAGGATTTGGTTTTGGTGCTCTCTTTTGAGAAAGTTTATTCCTAATCTTATCAACTGGAGTTACGCCTTGATAACCTTTCTTACCTGGTACTTTCTTCTTACCTTGAGGTTGAATTGCTTTTCCTCTGGAAGACATTACACCACCAGTTTTACGCATGTCACGACTTACTTTGTCAAAAACAGACGTTCCATCTCTAGTTCCACCTTTCTCGGAGGGATTACCAGTCTTGAAGTCTTTGCCAGTTTCCTTAGCGTAGCGAGTACGCTCATCAACCACCTCTACTTCTTCTCTTGTTTGTGTGCTTGAAGCATGTCCAGTAGGAATTTTACCCTGCATTTGTGCTTGAAGTCTCTGCTTATCAAGCATTTGTTGCTTTGTCATCAGTTGCTTCTTCTTGGCAAGCATCTTTTTATCTTCAGGTGATACTTCTTCACCAATTTTTTCCTTGCGTCCTACACCTGCACCTCTATATTCAGTGGATGCTTTGGGTTTCTCTCTACCCGCATCATATCCTGCCTTAGCAACACTCTTAACTCTATCTGCAAGAGATTTTACTTTTGCTTTTGCCTTACCAGGTGCTGCTTGAACTGCTCTTGCAGTCTTTGCTGCCTTACCAACTGCTCTACCTGCTCCCATGATTGCACTTTTAGCAGCAGACTTCAATCTATCTTTCATAGATTTTCCTGATTTCGCTCCCGAAGACTTTGCAATTGTCTTTGCTTTCTCTCTAGATGCTTTTGCTGCAGCTGCATAATAGTCTTCGTCAAGACTGTTTAATGCAGTCTCAATACCAAACTCAACATCATCCTCAGAGTATCCCTCTTCCAAAAGTTCAGAATAGACGGATTCTACAACAAAGTCAAACTCATCAATCTCAATCATTTCGATGAGTTGTCCACCCATCTCTTCAACTGCTTCACCCAACTTAGGGTTAATTTTGATAACGTTCTTTACTTTCTTCTCTTTGATGGGTTTTGATGCCTCATCATCAGTCATTGGAGCAACTTCAATCAAGTCACTGAGATCTGCTCTCCAATTTGAACCTTCCATCTTAGTGGTTACCTTCTTTTTGCCAGTTGGAGAGGGGACAAATTCACCATATTCACCTTTAGATTTATCGTTATGCTCTACATCACCGTCAACATCTGTGTCAACTCTCTTAGTTGCCTTAGCAGACATCTTGGATAAATTCTTATCAGGAACTTCAACGTTTCCATGAACGTTCTTTGCTTCTGACATTTTCTTCTTCATCGCTTTGCCAATTGCCTTGCGACGTTTCAGAAGATATGAATCAGTGCTGTCCTTTTTACCGTCATTATTGACATCACCATCTTCTTTTCCAACAGGATCGAGTGCTTCCATCTTAGCAGCACGTTTTGCCTTAGTCTTAGCAAGAAGTCTTTCCTTAGCAGCCTGCTGTTCATCCTTAGGAATGTTGAACATATCCCTATCTGTCTTCAATTTTTCCGCAGGTTTACCTGGAACAGCAGATTCTTTAGCAACAGTTTCCAAGTATACCTTTGAAATAGCATTCAAAGGGTTAGGAGCGATTCCATTAGACATGGCAATTCTATCTTACTTTTTAATCTTATACTTATTTATAAAGTCCTTTCCTGTAACGCCAGTAAATGCTTTTCCGCCCTGCTGAATATTCTTTGCACCTTCCTGAGAACCTGGAGTTGCTGCAACAGCGTTCTTATAATACCCAGAAGTGCCAATTAAAGTGTTTTTATGCGTCTTATCACGCATAGTTCTGTCCATTTTGACTTCCGTATACTCTTTAATATCGCGAATCCACGACTTAAACATGAAATCTTCCTGCGTTACACAGATAAGATGGTTAGTTCCTCTACGAATAATCTCTCCAATCAGTCCAGTATTAAGGTTTTCAACGATGTCGCCCATCTTATAAATCAAACCACTGACATACTGATTACGAAGTCCTTTAGGATCTAACTTAGGGGCAATTTCCCACGTTTCAGCGACTTCTTTCTTCTTACCTTTGACTTTCATGCCTTGACGAACGGCATCAAACAAAGATTGTGTCTCTGCATCGCTAAGTGCTTTGGGTGTTCCCTTCTTAAATGCATCAAAATCATCATCAACAACCGCTTTTCTCATCTTAGAAGCAGACATTCCTTCGATTCCTTCTGCATCTGAGTCTCTAGCACCCGCAGAAATGACACGAATCTCATCAAAATCATACAATTCACCATTATATTTCTGAGCCAGATTCTCAAACTCTGCTTGTCTGTCAGAACCTACAACGATGTTGACATTTTTATATCCAAACTCATTAGCAGCAACTAATACGTCAAAGATAGTCTTCATATCACTATCGTTGATGATATTTTCCTCATAATCTGGGAACATTTTCCTCATAAAGGACACTTTCATGTCAGGATCTAGAGGATTTTTCTTAGCATCTTGACTTCTGGAGGGATAAATCTTCAAATCTCCGCCAGTAGACAGTCTTTTTGCCGCATTTAATAGCTTTTCGTGTCCTACAGTTGGAGGATTAAATCTACCAAACACTGTTGTGAGAGCCTCCGATTGAGCTCCCGAATCTCCTTCATCACCTTCAGGGGTTTTCTTCTTAGGTTCTGCTTTCTCTTCAGGTTTAGGTGCTTTCTTCTTGGCAGTTTCAGGTACTGCTGGGGCAGACTTCTTATTAGCATCGTCCTCTTGCTTTGCTTCTCTCTTCGACAGGAATTTTAACTTACCACCTTCCGTCTTTGCAACATAATTTCCACGGGAATCTAACCAACCACCGTGTCCGTCGCTCTTCAAATTAAGTTTTTTTGCCTGTGCGGACGCTTGTGACTCCGCTTCATACAGGAAACTAAAGAAACTTCTCATGTATAGTTAATTCTTATACATTTATTTATCAATGGAGTTATGGGGACTCGAACCCCAAACCTCCTGCGTGCAAAGCAGGCGCTCTACCAGTTGAGCTATAACCCCCCATAACAAGAGTATACTATCAGTCTTCTACGATGTCAAGAATTCTGCTGATTTCTGCTTCAGAGAACAAACCAGTTGCTTCCAAACTCTCTTTGGTAATTCCAGTTTCAAGATCTTGACGACGTTGAGTTCCGATTGCTTTGACAGCACGGGACTTCATACTCATGCTTTTCTTGTTTGCTGCCTTACGGGTAGGACGTGGAGCTTCTGGTTTAGAAGGATCTGCTGCCATAGAGAACTTTTCATCTACAGAGACTTCTTCTTTCATCTTTGCCTTTGCCTGTCTGGCTTTTTCAGCAGCTCTTCTTGCATCTTTAGCATCCTTGGCAGCATCATCCTTTGCACGATGAGCAGCACGCCTTTCAACATCAGCATTCATCACACCAGTGATTTTCTTAGAACGCTCCATTGCCTCAGGACTTCCATCACGTCCAAGATTACCTGCCTTACGGAACATTTTCACATAAGGCATCTTCTTCTTCTCTTCTTCAATATGAGGCATAGTTTCATATGCCTCCATTAAACCCCTAAGATTATTTAAATCCATGTCCGAATAGTAGTTCTTCTATGGATATTTATATTATAACTTACCGCCAACGAAAGCATCACCAATAACTCTGCTGTAATCATCAAGAGTTCCCTCTTGTTCGCACATAAGATGCCACCGTGTCATTGTAACTGTGCCATCTTTAGTGCCTCCAGTAAGCATCTTCCTGCCCTCTTTTGTCATGGTTTGGTACAACCCAAACCTAGTTTCCCACACATAAAATACATCATCAATTAGTTCGGCACCTTCTGGTACTTGGATGTCAGTCTTTGTCTGATTCATCTTTTTTCTTCTTGTTAAATCCGAATGGAGCAAGTTTGTCATCAAGTTTTAGTTTAAGTGCTACACCACCGACTGCTTCCATAACTTTCAGCACGTCTTCTGGTTTTGCATCTTCACCAAGTTCCTTGGCAACATAGAAATACTTAGGAAAAAACTCTTTTCCAGCGTTTTCGTAGTCTTCAAGCGTCAGTAGTTTCATTTGTTAGTACCTCTTCAATCTGTTTGTCAATGTCAACGATTACACTACGGATATCCTTAACCCGTTGAGGGCAAGACTTTTCATCATAGGTGTATGCTTTTGTGTCCTGAAAAAGTGATTCACGAACCGCTGCTGCAGCTCTCACATCCATTTCAACATTAATCACTGTCTTCCTCCAAATGTTTGTCTAACTGTTGTGAAATCTCTCTAATCTTTAGAATACCATCATCGGAGAAGAACCCAGGATGGTTTTTTGTATACAAGAAGAGATGATGACGAAGAACAATTGCATCATGCCTGTTCAGTTCAAGATTAATCATTTGCTGTAGCAGTCATATCCAAGTTCATCGTCACGTTTTTTTAGTTCTGCTGCAGCACGACGAGCAGCGATTCTTTGTTTAAGCTTTTCCGCTTCAATTTGAATGTCAGCAGTTTCCTCCCATTCGTATAGTTCGCCACTATCATTAATAAGTTCTTTCTTGTTGTCGCTATTTGGAATGGGTTTTCTTTCTGCGTATCCCATCAGAGATCTCCTTCTTTACGGTTTTCTGAATGATGAACATCAAAACTACCACCAGGATATCGGGACTGAAGTTTCTCAACATTCATTTCGATGACTTCATCAAAAGTAGTGTCGAGTGCCATACATGCCTGAGCAAGATACCAACAGATATCACCCAGTTCACGCTTCATATGGAATACATTCTCTTCAGTGTAGGGTTTACCTTGAAGGAAAATCTTCTTTACCACTTCAGTGAACTCACCTGACTCAGCAGTCAAACCAAGAGCAGCAGTCAACAGTTGAGTGACATTTGCACCATTTGCTTCTAGCGTAGCCAGACGTGCCGCAAGCACAGGGTAGTCGAGACTAGGAGCACTAGTCACACCCTGAACAAACTCAAGGTACTTTTCGGTGTCTACTGTCATTTTGTTTAGTTGTTGTTGATAAAATTGTTGTGTCCACCCATCATTATAAGGTGAATTTGCCTGAACTTCAAGTTGCAGTTTGTTCATCAGTCGTGAAAATCTGGAATAAATGGTTCTGCTTGATTCATGGGTAGTTTCTGTCCATTGACTTCAATGTAGTCTACCTCTTTCCAACTACCGCCGACACCACCGTCCATATTGACTACGATGTCACGAGTAGGAAGTTGTTTGCCATCAGAAACATCGATGATATCACCAGGCAAAGGATTGAACATGAAGTAGTGTCCATCCCAGTATTTGTTTCTAGAATGCATGAGATTAACAGCATCTCTTTCGATACCACAGTCGGCAATCTTCTTACCATCAGGATCGAAAACAGAGTAGTAACCGTTCAAAACATGTACCTCATTTCAACAATATTATACAGCAATGGTTGAGTTATGTCAAAATCAACTGCTTGTCTGCGTATTTAGTATACCACATTGGAACTGTAAAGCGTTCTCCATTTGTCACAGTATCAATACCATGTAAACAGTCAAAATCAGATGAGAAGAATACCAAGTCTCCCATCTTTGGTTTGATTTCAAATTTATGATGAGGAAAAATTAGATTGCCATTATCATAATCATCATTCAGATAGATGACTCCTGTCATAGTTCTGAACCAACATCCATCCATGGGACTGCCATCATGATTGCAGTTGTCATAATGGACTGGCATATGCATCCCATCTCCCCACCACTGAATGTCTGCCTGCTCCAAATAGATTTCAGGAATACCAGTGTATTGAAGTATCAATCCCTCTACAGTTGTCTTGATATACCATAGAATATCTAATATTTCTTGATTATCTGTCCGATGCAAATGGATAATTCTGTTATTCCAATAGTCATCTTTAGGATTCCATGCACTCAAGTCAACATTTTCCTTATGAAAGTTGATTAGAGTTTGGCATGTCTCCCGATTAAAAAATTTACTTTGTTTGTAAACCTTAGATAGGTTATTACCAAACGTGTAAGTAATCATTAGAACTTAAATCCATCAAATGACTTCTTAGGTTTCCTATCCTCAGACTCATACTCCTCATCTTTTCCAGCATCAAAGACATCATCTTGTGCAGATTGCTCACAATCATACAAACGCATCTTTGCTCTATCAATACCGACGATAAATCTTTTATGAACGGTAGGATCATTATATCTATTCTTCAACTGCTTCACCATAATCTGCCCGAGTTCTTCAAGCTCATCAGTTGAAATAAGGGCAAACATAAGAT